AATATTAATTGTAACACCACCACCCATTCCCTTGCTAGCTTCGTTTGTATGTACTTGGCTTCCAGCTGGTAAATCCACAATCTCTGCTCCACGTTCACCAACTAATACTCTTCCACTTGCCAATCCACCCGTTGCATAAGAACCACCAACCCCTCCACCACTTGCATCACCAGCACCTCCATTATTCCCAAAACCACTGCCTCCAATTGTTGGAAGGTCTTTTGATAACTCCCAGTTAGACATAAAAGCTTCCCAAAGTTCATTCGCTCGATCTATTGCATCTGCAAGTTTTCCAAAAGCATCACCGAGTGTTGTAACAACTTTACTTATATTATCCCAGTCTCCACTATCCATATCTTGAATTACATCTATCAATTCCTTACCTGCTCCGATTAAACCACCTTTGCCATCCTCACCTATCAATGATGTGGTTAGAGAATCAACTGCGTTGTTCATAAAGTCTTCAAGTTGTCCTTCTGCTCCCTGTGTTGGATCTAATAGTTTTACAAATGAACTTGCGAGACTATCTTCTCCAACAACTGCCTTGGTAATCAAATCTATTTTTTCTTTTAGTAAATCACTTCCACCGTCCAACCACCACTCCACTAATTTGTTTTTTATTTTAGTTAGTGAATCTCTTATTTCAGGCCAAGAAGTTTCTGCAAATTCTACAAACTTATCTGAAAGGTCTTGCATGGCTGTACTTACTAACGGTATCACGACCTCTCCAATTTCTTGAAACATAGGAGCGAGTCCTATTGCTATGGTGTCTTTTGCATTTACAAACGAAGCCGTTAGTTGCTCCCATAAAATTCCTAGGGTCATAACTACTTTACTATCATCATTCAAAACTGTCTGAAGTAGTAATTGTTTTTTCATAACATCTGTTACAACTACCCCTGTATCTTCTAAAGCTTTTAGCTGTTCCTTATATGCACCAGTTGTAATACCTAAGTTATCCAGAATCAATGGTGACATTCTACCAATACCCGTGGCTATACTTTCAAATGCGTATGTAGAATCAACACCTAAAGCTTGTGCTCTGGCTCTTGAGATTTCAAGCAATTGGGCTAATTGTTTTGAGTTTGAACTAACGCCTAACATTGAAGCCTTGTTAGCATTAAGCATTAAGTCAAAATCACTAATTGTACCTTGAGCACCTTTTCTTAAATCTTTAATGGCTTGTTCACTATCTTCAAACATATTGTTAAAGCCAACTGAAACATTTTGTATCTCCCCTCCTCTTCTGGAATAGTCAATTGCGAAGTCTGCGACTGCTTTTGTCATAGCTTTTAGCTTATCGACAACACCACTTATGATATTCCCTACAAACTTTAAACCAGTTTTCAATGCTTCTACAACAAGTGAAGCTTTTGTGAATGCCCATGTCATTCCATCGCTTCCTTCCTTACTTGCAGGAGCCATCATTCTCATATTGGAGTTGATTTGTGAAATGGTTTTACTCGCAAGGTCTTTTGCGATTATATCAATGTTAATCTCTGAGTTCTGATTTGCCATGTTCTATTTCGTTTTCTAATTTATTAACAGATACCACAAATGTTAGTTCTTGGGGGGTAACTTTATTTTCTATGTCATACCAAGTTACACCACCAATTATTCTCTGGTACTTGTATTTATATAAACTGGTAAGTTCATCTTGTGTAAGTTCATCAGCATTACCAGTATTCAAAAAACTTCTGAGAACTCCTAATCTTTTTTTGAGATATTACCTGTTACCATTCCTATGATGTAACTTAGAATTTCCATATCGAAGCTATCTAGTTCATCTTTTTCTATTGCCCTGCATTTCTTTTCATCCATATCATATATAATTCCACCAATGAACTTATCCTTCACGAACTTCATCATTTTTTTATAGATATCAGTAGCTTTTGTTTTATCGCCATCTATTATCTTTTGTAATCCAGATTGAAAACTTATTGTTTCATCCAGTCCTGCTGACCTGAGTAATATATAACAGTCTTGATCGTTATTGTTAATCTTTGCCCAGTCTGAATCAAAATGTGAAAGATCTATTCTTAATTTTCGTGTAATCATATCTAATCGCCTTATAATTTATATTTCGCCTTTTATATTATGTTGAAAGGGGAAAGGCGAATCCCCCTTCAATATATTCAGAACCTTTAATAACTAGCTACACCATTTATAATCTCAATGGTTATTGGAGCTGTTGCTACAGATGGGTCATCTAAAGCTAACAATGTGTAACTCTGTTTCATAATGTCATCAGCACCACCTTCTTTAGTCCAACTGTTTATAGTTTGAACTGGATAACCAATTGTAATACTAGGGTTTATGTTCGTAACAGAACCTGTAACATATCTATCAGTATCTTCAATAACAATCTGGCTCTTTTGTCTAGTGTTGTTTGCCCAAGCATCCCTGATGTCATTGTCACTATATAATGCTGTACAGTCAGCTTCAAATCTATCTTGTTTAGTAAACATATCACTTGGTTCTTCATCACCTAAAAGTATGTTATCACTCATATCACTTAGATTGAAATTATGCTTTATATTCATTCCAGTCAATTTCTGAGTTGCTAAAGTTCCTGTATAAGTAGCTTGTGTGTAAGCTATATTTCTTCCGACAAATTCTCTTGTTGTGAAATCAATTGCATTAGTAACTGCCACCTTCTCTGGAAATTGTGCCATTCCGGAAAGTTCTAAGGTTACAAAACCATCTTGTGAACCTAGTATATCAATGTTGTTAAATCTTGCACCATTAAGCTTCATATCATCTCTATCTGGGTCATCAATGAATAATGCGTATGATTGACCACTTGTTACAGCATTAGTATTCTTATAAGTGAGTGTATGCTTATAAACTGTTGTTTCACCACTTATTACAGCACTTGCTATATCAAACTTCTGTTTGAAAAGTAATGGTAATACATTTTCATCTACCTTAACGGTATATGAAATGTTCGAATACTTGTTTATTATCTTTGAGTTATTAACTTCGTATGTTGAACCCAACATAGAGTTATTCTCTGCCTTATTAACTACTTCTTCAGTATTTGAATCTAGTAGAGCCAAAGCATATGTGGAAGTTGTACCAGTATATACACCATAAGCATTTTCTAGTGCTATACCAAGACTTCTTCGTCTTTTAATTCCGTTAGACATTAGAGATTTTATTTAATAATTTAATTGCTCCTTCTTTAGTCTTAGCTTTAATAACAACTTTTTTGTCACCTACAAAGAACGTGTAACTATTTTTTGTTTTCTTAGCTTTTTCCATATATACATTCTACAACATCTTAAGCTATCTCTTTAACAGAGATACTTAAAACTACTGCGATTTCAATTATTAAATAAACTCTCATACCGTTTTCTGCATTATCAAATTGATATTGTGAACTGGTTATATTTACTTTGTAAGGTCTTACACCAGCAATTAAACCAGCTAAATTATTAGGTAACGCTTCAATGTAATTTAACATTGAGTCTTCAATATCACTCATACGATCTAGTTGTAAATCAATCTGTGACTGAGTTGCATCCTTACTAATGAAGTCACTAGAAATCATAGCAAAACCATAGCTCCTATTGTCAAAATCTAAACCGTCAACTTCAACACTTGGTTCTGTTGCGTATACCTGACAAAATGGAGTACCACTTGGAAAGTCTGTGTATATCTTTTCTACCTGAGCGAAACAAGTCTTATCATTATAATATTTCAATGCTTCCATATCAGTTATCAACTTGTCATGTATAACTTTCTTTATTCTTGTCATATTTCTATTAACGATAAACTTAAATCATCTATTACTTCACTCATGTAATTCAATATTAACGGCATTGATTTTTCACTTGCTCTCTTTGCAAACTTATTAGGTCTAATACCACCACTACCACGATTCATTTTACTTTCACCTGACCTTACTCTACCTGTAGATGGAAAGTCAGCTTCAACACCCTTAAATATTCCAGTTCCTTCATGTACGTATATAGGATATGGTTTTCCTCTATTGTGAGCTATAGTGCTTACAGAATAACCACCAGTAATTTTCTTGTCTCTAATCTTGTTCCTTAAGTCACCTTTATCTACTGGAGCTTCTTCAAAATACTTCTTCATTACAATAAACCTACTTTGTCTTAATCTATGAACCAAAGTTTGTGATAGATGGGGATCTAATAATATCGCACTTACTCTACCTTTAATTGTTATAGCCTGACTCATTTTTTAACACCTCTAATTAAGTAATAACCATCTGTCCCTTGGAAATGGTCTGTGTATTCACTAATTCCAATTACACCGTAGTCATTAGAATCAATTGTAGCAATATATCCAGTCTTGATTTCTGTATCAGCTGTACAATATATTTCAAATTCTTTACCTATATTACTTCTTTCATACAATCTATCCATTTCACCTACAGGCATTATTACGCATGATATTCCTGAAGCGACTGAAGTAAATCCGGTTGTTTCAGAACCAGTAACGGTTGCTTGTTTTTTAACATCCATTGTTTCGTTATAAAAAGTTCCTATTACGCTCATATATTTATTACCTTATACTTATCTAATACCACGTTGTAGTCATCAGTTGTTACTTTCTGAGAGCTGTAAGACACAGAGAAGCTTCCTAGCTTCTTAGATGATATATCACCTTCGCTCTTGGTTGTACCATGGTTAGCATACATCTTAGCTATCATATCCAACATTACAAACTTTAAGTCTGATGGGTATGTTTCGTAGCCGTATGTGTAATCAATCGTGAAATTCTGAGCATAATCTGAAACTGCTGTATATAAATAGATAGCACCATTCTTAGTATTAAACTTATATTCAGTATCTACAGTTAATTCTGTGTCACCATTGTATAAAGTTATTTCACTTATTGGTGAATATCTTGTAAATGCAACCAAATCATAACCACGAAGATCTATTAATTCTTGTGGACTTAAATCATAATTACTACCACCGAAATTTAAGACTTCACCGGTAACGGCTTCTGAATCAAAATTGGCATCTGTATAATTTTCAATTAAAGCTTGAGAATAATCTATAAAGCTAGTTATGATGGTAGTGTCAGTACCACTTGCTACACCTAGAAATTGCTCTGCTTCTGTTACGGTTACAATACTCATTTAAGTTTGTATTAATTTATTTCTTTTTGGATTTCTTAACTACTTTCTTCTTTGGTTTTCTAACAGTCTTAGTAACTGCTGTTTTAAGTTCTTTAGTAGTAGGTACTCTGAAGTCAATTCTGAAGATATGGTTTCCCAAATAATCTTGTTCTTCTTTTGTGGTTATCTCAATTTCATCTCCGGCTTTATAACTTACACCTTTATATGAAAAATTCATTCTTACTCTTGCTAACATACCGTTACCTATTAAAGTTAATTACCTGTATTGGAAAGACTCCGAAGAATCTTCCCAAACAAACAACTAATTAGTTTGTTGCTAGTGTTACAATTCCCGTTGCAAGGGCTGTTACAAAAGCACTTCTCTTAGTTACTCTCAATGCCTGAGCATCTGCTGTAGCTAGATTTACTGAACCTACAACACCTTGATCCAACATCTTCATTGTGACACCTCTTCTGTCACCAATAAATCCGTGTTTCTTAAGATCTGTGTAAGCTACGAATTTTGTTCCAGTTGCTGTTGTACTTGGCATACTGTTACAAATAACAATCTCTTTACCCCATGCCTGAGCTGGCATGTTACTTGTAGGTGATACAGGCAATATATAGTTTCCACTTGTGGAAGCTTTCTGTTGTCTTAGAGTATTGTAAATACTTGAGTGCATGAAATACTTTGCATTCTGGTTGTCAGAGATACTAATACTCTGTAGTGATGATTGCATATCTGCTAAGTCATCCCATGTAATATTTGCAAATGTAGTTCCAGTAACCAAAGCAGTTGCTGTTACACCTGAAGCCTGAAGTAGTCCTTCTGAACCACTTGTTACTCCCTGAATGAACTCTGTTTGCTCTTTACTTGCAATAGCTATTCCTAATCTCTCTGCAATTAAGTTGATAAGTGGTAATTCACTATCTTCTATAACCTCAGATGACCAGTCTATAAATCCAGCATATTTCTTAGCTGTAAGTACAGGCTCTGCTAGTACGATTGAAGAACCAGATATAGTTCCAAGCTCATCTACTATATAAACCGTTGGGTCAGTTGTTAAAGCATTCAATCTTTTTACATCTGAACTCATTGATAATATTGTAGCATTCTGTCTGATTTGACTATATTGGTCTACAAACTTTACAATGCTTTTCTCAAATTCTTCTGGTACTAAGTAACCACCAGCTGAACCTGTTGCTTCATTTAGAGCTTTAGCTCTTGTTTTGTTGAAGCCGTTTAGGAATGTTTTGTTTCCTTCGGACATTGCATTGATGAATTTTACAGTTTCATTTCTTTTCTCAAGGTCTTCAACAATTGCTTTCTCACTCTCTGGGGAAGTGTTAAATTTCTTTCCTCTTTCTAGTGATTCTTCGAATTTTGCAGTAACCTCTTCTGCAATGTTCTTGAAGTCAGCTTTTGTTAAAACTTCTTCATTCACTATGTTTTTTTTCTCTTCCATAATATTTAATGTTTAAGAATAATTAAAATAATTTCGCCTTTAACGTTCAATTCCAAGACTATTCAAAAACTCTTTAATGTCTTCCTTGGTCGCTGGTAGTTGTCCTTCATCAACAGGGGTTTCCTCTGGTTTTTCAACAACAGGAAGGTTCTCTTCTTGTTTGTCTTCAACCGGTTGTGGAGTTTCCTCTACTTCTACTTCCTTGGTTTTATTAATTAAAGTTTTTATAGCTTCGTGTATGTTTTTAACATCCACGAGTTCTGAACCACTTTTTTCTATGCCTAATTGTTCTAGGACTTCTTTATCTTTTAGAAACAACTTTCTATATGTCTTAATCATTGGGTGTATCACTTCATAGTTACTAAGTTTCTTATACACCTTGTCATTAAATTCATCGTCACTTTCTTTAACGCTCTTTTCAGTAACCATGGCTTCTGTGTTAGCTGGTACATTTACGAAACTCAATTCGTATAACTCCCAGTCAGTAACTGTATTCTCATCATAGTCATATTCTTTAATACCAAAACCAACTGATACTGTACTTACAATTCCTTGTTTTACCATTCTTTGTAAATATTGTGCTTTAGGATGATCTGCGAATTTCACAGTCCCTTCTAATATAGGAAAACCATCTTCACTGATAGACTTCTCTATTGAAACCATTTTACCCATAACATCTTCAACATCACCGGTTGTCATTCTATGTCCCCATAGTACGACTGGATTCTTTTTATAGTTATCCAGATTGCAACCTTTAATAGAAAGAATTTCACCATCACGATCTTCTACTTCTTTACTTAATATGATTTTAACATCATTATCAAGTGTTGAAGCTTTCGTGTAGGCAACACCTTTCGTACCTTTTTTATCTTTCATTTTTAGACCTTTATTGATTTTATCTTTCATATTAAAGTATAAACCATGTTAAGCCTTCAGATAAACTACTCTGTTTTTTCTTTAGGTAATTCTGCTACCTGTGTCTGCAATACTAGAGACCACGTGCCATCGTCACGTAATCGCCAAGCTGGGACTGTCATCAACTGATGTCCATACTCTTCTACCAACTTATTGTACTTAGCTACGAACTCTTGAGCTTTATTTTCAACAGGCTCTACTGTTGTTTGTTCTTTAGACTGCATTGTTATGCTCTCCTAAATAAAATTTATATTTACTTCTCAACTACTGTTAGCTCGTCGGTTGCATCCTTAAAGAATGCTAATGCTTCGTCCTTATCCTCTTCCTTTAAGTCCTCTGCTGTTGCTTTAACCATTAAGGCTTCGTATGCTGATTTCTTAACTACATCCTTAGTGTCTATCTCACTACTCAAAACCTTATCGTTAAAGTCTGCACCTAAGTCTGTTTGATAACTATCTATAACTGCTGTTGCATCTTCGTCCCTTGTTGCTTTATCCTTATACAATGCGAATGTTGCTACTGCGTCACCTCTGTCTGCGTTACAGTTTACTTGTACGACTCTAAAATATTCACACTCGAACCCTTTTCTAATTGTTTTTTTAACTAACCCCATGATTACTTAAACTAAATTTAATTTTATATGACCCCAATTTACT